AGGTATTGAGAAAAATTAGTTTCTTGTACTCGTTTTAAAACTTCTGTTCCATTTGCTTGTGCGTCATCATCGATACGTGTAATGTAATGCCCGTCGCAGATTATTCTAGTTTTGACACTAACTTCTCCAGGTGTTTCGAACATGTCAACGTTAACACCTAAACTTTTTAAGTTTTCGTATACAAGTCCTGCGCCACCTCTTGTTTCTTTTTCTTCAATATAAGTTATTACAGGCACAGGCGCTTCAGGACTGATACGTGTAGAGGTACCATAAATATATTTGTCGATTATTACATCGCCTATTACTAATACGTTATTCATTTATTAACCTTTTATATATTGGGTATTGTCTGGCAAGTCTTTTGCCATTTGATCAAATTGTTTAATATGATTGATATAAGATGTATCAGCTAACACGTTAGTTGAATTAAATTCAATTTCTTGCCTTGCTATTTCATCTGATAATTGTCCTGTACCTGCTAGTACATAACTCCATAACGGCCAACCCGCAGAACCTTCTTGTTTAGGAAACAATGATGTGTTTGGTACACGATGTTTACAAACACCTCTTATATGCTCAACAAACGGTGTTATAGTAGCACCGCTATTAATATACTTCCAAAACTCTGTATCGTTTCTTCCACATGTATAGTGTGCTACAAGAAAATCTTTCATGTTATCGTATAAGTTGCCGTTTACTTTGTTGTAATTTTCTACTTGTCCTGGATTACATGTTTCTTCAGCAGTTGCTCCTAAGCAACTAAAAATAAAATGTTTTAACTGCATAATAGTAGTATGAATACTAGTTGCTTCGAGAGGTTCAGCAAATGCCGCACATAGTCCTACTGATAATACATTCTTAATCCAAACGTCTTCTTGTCTACCACTATCAAACTTTAGTAGTCTAATTGGATCAACTTTACGTCCGATTGTTTGTTCAAGTTCAGCGTGTGCTTGATCCGGTGTAACAAAGTCATCACAGAATACATAGCCACATCCGCGACGTTCTTTTGTTGGAATTTGCCAGCACCATCCATTATTTTGTGCCCAGGCGTTAGTAACAGGTTCAATCTTTTCATCGTCTTCATACGGTAATAAAAACGGTAATGCGCTATTTACAGGCAAGTTTTCTTTGTAACTTTTCCATTTACCGCCTACTGCTTTCATTAGAACTTGATTAAATCCACTTGCGTCAATAAACATATCACCCTTTACTGTATCACCGTTACTTAACTTTACTGACGATACAAATCCTAAATGACTGTCGATATTAACATGCTCAACTTCGCTATCAATGTGTGTTACTGTACTACAAATCTTCTTAAAATACTGTCCAACTTTATGGGCATCAAAATGATAAGCATGGTTTCCTTCTTGCTCTACAAAACTATTTTTATTATGATGGATTTTATAACCAAGCTCAGTAGCAATGTGTAATAAGTCCTGCTCTCTATATCCTAAAGCATGTTGGAATACAATATCGGCCATATCATTACTAGTAGGAGTACCATCAATTGGTCCAATATAAGACTTAGTTTTGTCTGGTCCCCACCCAATATGTTTGATACCTAGTTTAATTGTAGCATCACACTCTTTAATAAAATCTTGCTCATTACAACCTAAGTTCCACATAATATTTTGTACAACATTAGTAAGTGATCCTGTTGATCCTTCACCTGCTCCAATAATACCAATCTTTGAACTTTCAATACATGTAACGCTATGTTCAGGTCTAATTTTTGAAACCATTAGTGCCGCAAGCCATCCGGCTGTACCACCACCGACAACTACAATTTTCATTGTAACTTATCTCCTCCTGTACGACCACGATGCCACCAGTCACAACCTAAGTTAGTAGATTCGATAGCATCAGTATGAGGTATACTTGAACGAACACGTACTTCTTCGGCCATATGAAACTCTCTCATCATAAATTCAGTTTCCATAGGATTTAAATAGTTTAGATCTTTATTAACAGGATATCCCATTTGTATTAGCCATAAATGCCAGTTAGGTGGATGAAATAATGTTTTAGACATTACGCTTGTATAAAATTTTCTATTTGGATCTTTCAACCATGCTTCATAATAAAGATGTTTTTCAGATTTTACATGTGTTTCTTTAACAAAATTCCAAAAAGGTGTGTCCCATTTAGTGTCAGCATAATGACTGTTAATAAAGTCAACAGCATCTTCATACCAGTATATCATTTCTTGGTTATACCCATGAACATCAGCTTCTGAGTAAGCATTGTGAGAGATACGTGCTAATAACTTTTCAAAACCTGTTGTCATACTAGCAAGTCCAGTTGACTCTAGTGGTTCGATAAATCCACCACTTAGTCCAATTGAAACTACATTATTCTCCCAAAAGTTTTTACTATAGTAAGGAACCCAATCAATAACTTTCAAGTCTTCCGGTTTAATTCTTCCGTTCCAGTGATCGCAAAAATATTGTTTCGCTGTATCAATATCTGTAATATCTTTATTAAATACCATGCCACTTCCAAAGCGTGTTTGTGTAGGAATTTTCCAAATCCAGCCATGATCAACAGCAGGACAATCTACATATGGAACACGTTCTTCTTCAATATTTTCATAAGGTACATGACCAGCTACAGCACAATTTGTAAACAATCTACCTTCACCTAACAGTTCTACACGATCAGAATCTTTTAAAATTGAAGCAAAGCCTGTACAATCAACAAATAAATCCGAACTGTGTACGTGTCCGTTTTTAAGTTCAACACTTGTTACATTACCAGATGAATCTCTATTAACACCAACTACGTCACTTTTAATTACATTTACATTTCCATGACAAAACTTTTGTAGTTGTGTTACTAATTTTCCAGCATCAATGTGATATGCTAGTGTTTCAAATGATCCCCACATGTCTACTTTGTTGTTCATTACAGTATTATAAGTGGGTAATGCTGATGTTTTAAAATCTGTATGTTGTTTATTGTGCGCCCATATATCGTATTGTGTACATTGCTTATCAAAGTAACTTCTATTTAAATAAAACGGATGCCAAACACTGCCCTTAGGATCTCTCCAACCAGGAAAATTAATACCTGTTTTATATGTTGTATCAATATTTGGAAACCAATCAGTTAGTTGTAATCCGCACTCTCTTAAAAAATGTGGAAACGTAAGTACTGTTGCTTCACCAACTCCAATAGGATTACCTACTTCTTTATCAATAACTGTTAGTTCAAGATCCCATTTGTTATTCATAAGATATGCCGCACCTAACCAAGCCGCTGATCCACCACCTACAATAGTAATATTCTTAATTTGTTTCATTTTCTAAATATCCAATTAAGTTAAACACTGTTTCCAGTTTAGTTTGATTTGTTTTGCTTTGTAATGTATTACGTAATCCTACATGTAAAGGTTTTGGCCATTTACCAAAACTTACCCATGAATACCCATTGTGTTCTTCATTTAATATTGGTAGGAATTCTTCATTTACAACAACCAAGTATGTATGAAAACTAAACTTTTCGTCTGTACTAATAAATGTTTCTAGAGGAATAGTTTTAGTAATGCTAGGAAGAAAGCCTAGTTCTTCCTCAATTTCTCTTTGTAGCGCAGGCCACGGAAGTTCATCCTTGCCGTTTGTCCCGCCGACTAAGCCCCATACATTTTTCTGTTTACTTTGTGCTCTATGTAATAACAAAAACCGTTTAGTTTTTAATGAATAAAAGAGAGCACCACTACAAATTATCTCTTGGTTCATGCAATTAGTTATGCTATTTGGTGATACGCCAAGAGCCTTTTCGGTATTCGCCCTCGAATGAAAGTATCCATTCTGTACCAGTCCATTTATACTGTACACCAGTATTTAGGTTGGTTATGTAAACTGTAGAAGTATTTGTGTAAGTACTAGCATCAAATACTATATTCCAATCATTACCGTCCCATTCAATAATATCGTTTTCACTAGCATGGAAATCAATATTACTTGACCCTTTCCATGCGTCTGGACCGTCTTCATTACCAGTGTCACCGATTGAATCTAATAGTAGTAATCTCAATCCTGCTGTTTTAGCACCTGTTGGATTATATTTTTTAGGATCGATGATAAAATCTACACTACCTTCATTACCTCTTCCTGCTGGAGAATTTAAATTAGTATTTGTAGGAATTGTATCTTCGTCCCAAGTAATAACAAGTTGTGTTTCGTCTAGAGGATTAATTGTAATAGTTCCGTTAACACTTCCTGCTGTTGATGCTTCACCCGGAAGTACAGTACGCTTTAATTGTAATTGACTTAATCCGGCAACATAATCTTGTGGACGATCTTCAAAGTAATCAGTCCATAATGCTGTACCAATTGAACCTTTGTTCATTAATTGTGCTACATTGTTAAGAACATTAAGATCATAGTTTTCGTAACCACGTACTACCATATTAAGATCAAGTCCGCCTTTTTCTAAATCAGTAGTAGGAAGTACAGTGCCACTGTATGCTGTTAGCTCTGGTGTAGACTCTCCAAGGTTAATTGTACCTTTTGATTCGTCAAAAATACTCATTACAACATTTGTAATAATACCAAGTTTTTTAACTTTAGCAGGCATGTTAATGTATATAGGTGTTGTAAAACTAAGTTGTGCGATATCAATTTCTGATTCTGTACCAATAGGAATACTTCTACTACTAAAACTTGTTCCTGTTAGTTCTACACTAGTTAAACTACTCCAATCAATATAGTTATCTTTAGTTTGTATTTCTAAACTAGGATTAAACAACATTAATAGTTGCTCCATAATTTGTAACTTTTGATCTGTATTAGTTGACCAAATATCTACATTAACACTTAATGTATAAGGACTAGGCATAATACGTTCTACTGTATAGTTCTTACCTTGCGTATTTAAGTATTCGTTGTTGTCTTCGTCGTATGCTCGTTCTCTAATATGAACTTTACTAGTAAATGAACTGTCTGATGTACGTGTTCTATCTTGTTCTAATCCAGTAATATAAACTGCCATGCGAGGCGCACTAGGTATTTTGTTCTCTGAATTATCTCTAAGGATGTGTCCAACTTGACGAGTAATGTCTCCGTACATAACAGGTACTTGTGTTATTTTACCGTCACCGTCTTTATATGAGAAGTTGCTAAACAGTCTTACTAACTGTGTAACATAACGTCTAATTTGTCCATCATAAAAATGTTGCATTAATTATCTGCCTTTGGTTTAAGTGCTTGTGAAATACCTTGACGTTCTGGAACAACCTCGCCACTAATTGTACTAGTGTTAGTATTATTAACAAATGTACCTTTTTGTGTTTGTTTTGTAGTTGTATTTGAAAGGTCTTGACGTTCAACTGTTTCCATTTTAACCCACCTTTGGCTATCATATCTAAATAATCTATTAGGCATCATGTCAACACGTAAAAAATAGTCACCTTTTACACTATCTGTAGGAAAAGAAATACCGCTACCAAATGTTTCTCCGTTTGGTGCTAATCCGTCTCCTAATAAATATCCGTCATAGCCATTACGGTCTGGTGTTTGATTAACTCTACTAGCATCTAATTGACCACTTTCAATACTAGCATCAATGTCAGTTTGATCAGTTCTTACAAGTTCTGCTTTTCCATTGTCATCAGTTTGTAGTGTGTAGAAACTACTAGTATCATAACCTGATTTAGGTGCGTCTGCTTCTGCTTGTTGAATAATAGCATTATTAACTTGCATTTCTGTTTCGTATGTACTAAGCACATCGCGTAATGTTTGTGTACTACCTTCTTCTGCTGGTAAATCAAGTATTTCTTTAAATTCTTGCGAGTCAACAATTTGTTTCATTTTTACACGATACAAATGTGGATACCAAGTAGGTGAAAATCCTTCACTTGCTCTGTTTACATCTTCAACTACATAATAACGCTTTAATGCTACACTAAAGTCATTAAGAGCATTTTCGTCTTTTAAGTGAGGTAGTTCAAGTACATCACCTGGCATAATTTTTCTTCCAAGTGTTTTTACACTATAATTAATTGGTATAGT